AACATTAACAGCGGCAGAGAGATTGGAGAAACGGAATGGCGGTCGAACCAATCAGTTATGACAAACGCGAACTTTCCTCCATTATCAAAGCCTTCAAAGCGATGGACGATGAAGCTACTGAAGCCGCTAAACGCGAAAGTAGCGCATTGGCTCAATTTGCCGCGAACGAAATCAAAGCCTATGGAATCACACGAACTTTTGGACAATCCGTTGTCGATCGCATTACAAGTGGGGTTAGGGTTTCCAAATCCTCGAAGATTGGCGAGCTCTCTTATGGATTCGCGTCTCAACGCTTTTCTGGTGGAGGATCGACTAAAGACCTCTGGGCAGGTTATGAGTTCGGATCTAATCGTTATCGTCAGTTCCCAAGACGAACACCCAACAAAGGTCGCGGCAACGCTGGCTACTTCATTTACCCTGCCCTTCGCAAAATTCAGCCTGAATTGATAAGAAAATGGGAAGACGCGTTTTCGAAAATATTGAAGGAATGGGATAAATAATGGCCGGAAGTAGAACCCTCAAATTATCCATCCTCGCCGACGTTGATGACTTAAAATCCAAATTAAATTCAGGCAGCGCAGAGGTTGAGGGCTTCGGCGGTAAAATGGAAAAGTTCGGCAAGGTGGCTGCCGCTGCTTTCGCCGCTGCCGCTGCCGCCGCCGCCGCTTATGCGGTCAGCTTGGCGGTCGATGGGGTAAAAGCCGCGATTGAAGACGAAGCGGCTCAAGCCAGATTAGCCGAAGCTCTAAAAAATGTTACAAGTGCCACCGATGCTCAAATTACTGCGATTGAAGAACAGATTCTTCAGACTTCATTGGCAACTGGCGTATCAGATGATCAACTCAGGCCAGCACTCCAGCGTTTAGCAGTTGCGACCGGTGATGTCACTAAGGCGCAGAATTTGCTCGACCTTGCGTTGGATATTTCCGCCGCAACAGGCAAAAGCGTTGAGAGCGTATCTAATGCCCTTGGTAAAGCGTTTGAGCAAAATACTGGAGCTTTGACCCGATTGGGTGTTGGATTATCTGCTGCTGAAATACAAACTTTGGGTCTTGAAGGCGCAATGACTGAATTGGCCAATACGTTTGGTGGAGCGGCGTCAGTCCAAGCGAACACTCTCGAAGGTCAAATTAGTCGCTTGAAGATATTGTTTTTGGAAACTCAAGAATCAGTCGGTGAGGCATTATTACCAAGTATTAGAGATTTCGTAGATTATATAACCAATCGCCTAATTCCGATTTTGATTGAAGCCAAAGATAAAGCGGTCGGAGAAATAACTGAAGCATTTTACGAAAATGAAGAAGCGTTACGCGCTTTATGGAAATTTGGAAAAGATTACTTAGTTCCATTTTTCGAATTCACTTTAGTTAAAAAGATTGAGTTAGTGGGCAAAGCAATTTCAACTGTTTTGACTATTATTGGCAAAGTCGTCAATGGGATTGAAGGTCTTATCAATAAGGCAATCGATGCCATCAATGCTTTAATTTCAGCTTGGAATTCTATTCCCGATTGGGCAAAGCCGGGCGGCGACATTGAATATGTTGCTAGGGTTAATTTTACAAAGAACACGGCAACAACCGGTCAAATCAGTACCTCTACCGGTTCAATTTTTATTCCGACGCCATTCAAGCCAACAGACACAGGAACCGGAGCTGGTGGAACTGGCGGCGGCGGTGCTGGTGGCGGAGGAACTGGCGGTGGCGGTTCGGGTGGAGGCGGAACTGGTTCTGGGAAAGGTAAAGGAACCGATACAGGCGACGGAAACTTAACTCTTATTGAAAAAGTCGCGAACGAAAATTTCTTGAAAAATATGGCTCCGGGCGTATTCGATCCGGCTGGATTCCGCCGCGCTGATGAAGTTGGGAACGTAATTATTAACGTCAATGCTCCTTCCGTTGTAGATCGCGAAGGCTTTGCTCGAGCGGTCGTTGATGCGTTAAATGAATCGAATTCGCGCAATGGTGGAGGCGGCGGTGTCTTGCGCGGAACGGCGCAACTCCTATGACGCTTTGGAATCCGACATATAGAGTCAAAATAAATGGTTACACAGTAACCAACGTAACCTTAAGCGGCTTGACCATAACTTCGGGTCGCACCGATATTTATTCTCAACCGATTGCAGGGTATTGTAGCTTGACTCTTGTCGAAACCAATGAATCAAACGTTCCTTATCAAATCAATGATCCTCTTACTATTGAAGTTCAAGATTCCAACGGCGATTGGGTTAGCCTTTTTGGTGGCTTCCTCAGCGACTTGTCAATTACAGTCGAAACTTCTGGCTCAACTGCTTTGAGTCAAAGAATTCAAATTGTCGGCGTAGGAGCTTTGGCTCGCTTGGCTCGAGCGGTTTATACCGGCAATTTCAATCATCAATATGATGGCGACCGAATCTATGAATTACTAAGCACAGTTTTATTCGATAGTTGGGACGAGGTTCCCTCTGGCGTTACTTGGAACGATTATGATTCAACGACGACTTGGGAAAATGCCGAAAATAGCGGTCTAGGGCAGATTGACCAGCCTGGCGATTATGAGCTTCATTCGCAATCTGGCTTGAACGATACTGTTTATAATTTGGCCAGCTTATACGCCACTTCTGGTCTTGGCTATCTTTACGAAGATGCTCAAGGTCGAATCGGTTACGCGGACTCGACCCGACGAGGTCAATACCTCTCAGCCAACGGATATGTCGATTTAGATGGCAATCACGCAATCGGCCCAGCGTTATCAATAACCAAAAAGGCTGGCGACGTCCGTAATGCCATTACCATCGCTTACGGCAACAATTCGGCCAGCAACGTCGAAGACAGCGACCCGACCTCAATATCGCTATTTGGCCAATTAGCGGCGACAATTAGTACCACTCTCAGACAACAAGCTGACGCTCAGGCTCAAGCCGCTTTCTATCTCCTTATCCGCGCTTATCCTGAATTTGCCCTGAAGCAAATCAGTTTCCCTCTCGGCAGCTCTGAAATAGACGATGCTGACCGCGATGCCCTTCTCAACGTCTTTATGGGACTTCCCCTAAATATTGCCAACCTTCCAACAAATATGCCAAACGGCGAATTCCAAGGATTTGTCGAGGGTTGGACTTGGACGGCTGGGCTAAACTCTCTCAACCTTACTCTCAATATCTCGCCGGTTGCTTATTCGCTTCAAGCTTTTGCTTGGGATGACGTTCCAGCCGGTGAAACTTGGAATACCATTTCGCCCACATTGGACTGGCTCAACGCTACAATAGTCGCCTAGAAGGAGAACTAACTAATGGCTAATACGACGAACTTCGGCTGGGAGACGCCGGACGACACCGACCTTGTCAAGGACGGCGCGGCGGCTATCCGAACACTCGGTAGCTCTATCGACACTTCTTTTGTCGATCTCAAAGGCGGCACAACCGGACAACTGCTTGCTAAAGCTTCAAATACAGATATGGATTTCACTTGGGCTACGCCTGCTGGTGGTGGCAAAGTTTTACAGGTCGTAAGCGCTACTTATTCAACTGCTACGACTAGCACTTCTTCCGCCTACGCCGATACTGGTTTATCTTTATCAATAACGCCTACACTATCTACTTCTAAAGTGTTAGCAATCGTTAGCCAAAATATGATGGGCAAAAGAACGGCTGATGAGTTTGGTGTAGGTCTGAGACTCGTTAGAGGTGCTACAGTAATTTGGTTAAATGATGAACGCGCTTTTACTGGAAGAACTGCTGGCGGAACTTTCCAGGAATATCAAACTGTTTTGGGAATAACTTATTTAGACTCTCCTGCTACAACTTCTGCAACAACCTACAAAACGCAATTTATGACCGCTTTAACTGCAAACTCTGGCACTTCAATTGCTCAGGGTTATGGAGCAACTAGCACAATTACATTATTAGAGATAGGTGCATAATGATTTCATACTTATCAGCAGCAATTAAAAAGTTACGCCCAGATGCAGAGTTTTCATTTACTAATGATGATTACTCAACGATTCAATGGGATGTTCTTGAAGGCGATGCACCTACTCAAACAGAAATAGATGCTGCTATTGAGCAGGTAAAAGCAGATGAGGCGCAGGCAGAAATCGATAAAGCAGTAAAGAAAGCTCATTTGTTTACCTCTTTAAGGGCCTTAGCTATATTGCGCCCTCTAAGGTAGCCGTCACCGTGGCCCTCACGGTATCCCGTACGGTAGGCCGCTAACATAAATAGCCCTACTATTAGTACTGTTAATGTAATTACTGCTAAATCAGCTAACATAAATCACCCTTTGTTAAGGCTGATAAAACACTACACTAAGTAGCCCTCTCAGCGTGTAGTAAAAGTATGAGCCCTAACACCGACATAAGGCAACGCGACACGCTAGCGCTTTAATTTGTCCTGCAATAACATCTCATAGATACGGTCTACTTGGCCCTCTATACGCTCAACACGGCCTCTAAGATTATGCCCGCCGTTACCGTCTGGTAATAACTCACTTAAATAATGCTTAACTAAATGGCGTACTAGCCCAACCCCCACCGCTGCAAGGCTACATATACCTAGCGTTACAGCTAGCAGGGTTTGGGCTTGGCTCATTACTTAGCGCCTACGCCAAACTGTGGCTCATTAGGCTGTAGAGCCTTAAATAACGGCCCAATAAGACCGGCTAAAAAGGCATTAGCCAAGACTTTAGGGTCTGTTATACCGGATATGTATAGAGCTGCAACGCTTGCTAGCGCAGCGCGCCCATAGCTGTAGGCAACTGCCTCTAATTGCTTTTTGTTCATTTGTCTATCCTAAATGCCCCTTAGTTTATTTGGGTAAGTACCGCTACTGTGTGTGTTCCACTAGCTGCAACGGCATATAGTGCCTCGTGGTCGCCCACGGGTACAGTTAATTTATCACCATTATCTAGCTTATAGCCGTTACTTGTAGTTACGTTTGGGCCGCCTAAGTAAATAGCGCCGCCACCTAAATATTGTATATTGGCTGTCTGGTCAAAATCTGATTTAGGCACTATTACTACAGCCTCAATACCTACAACTACTTGCGCGCTAGTTGGCATTTTCTTTTCCTAACTTTGCTATTAGTTTAGCGGCTTTTTTAGCATTTACCGATATTTCAAAGTGCATTTCATCTTTACGGTTACGGTAATCACCGCCCCACGTTAGGCCATACTTTTTAGCTAGCGCTCTAATCATAGGTACTTTATTAGCCGGGAAAGTGCTCACGGCTGATTCAACTGTGAGCCCTTACAAAGTTAAGTGGGCTACGCCTTCTAGCGGTTCAACCTTTGCTGGTTGCGGTTTAACTAAATCAGCACTTCAAGCAGCAGCAAATGCAACGACAGTATTTTTAAC